CCCCATATGGGGGGAGAGTCAGCTGGAGTAGTAATACTTTAGCTGATCCAATGTGGCTCCGTTCTGTCGGCGTAAGCGGACGTTGACGGATATTGAGTGAGGGGTCTGCATGTACTGTAAGGCCCCGAAAGGAGCTTAGAACATGTACATTGCAGGACACAATCTCAAGAGGAGGATCGTACCGCCCGTGTCTTCATACCCGTTACAAACGACTCTTTTAAAGAGGGTTGTGAATGGTGGGAATCCAGAAACATTAGGCACCTACAATACTTGTAAGGACCAACTTGTCATGGATTTTGAGGGCTGGGATGTACCGGATTTTCACAGACGTCTTCGCTCGGGCGAACTTTTGCCCCATACTCCCTTCAGAAAGCTGTATATTAAAATGCAGCATATGGAGTCGCAGTATGACTATACAATACTCGATGGGAGCCAATACAAACGTTATTATATGGTTCCCGACTTGTACTGTCCAGAGAGCGTTAAATGGCAAATTACCCCAACGGAACTTCTAGCTTTAGGCAACAGTGATAATAGTAAGTATGTCACTAATGCCGCTGCAAAGATGTATTCGAAGGGATTTGATGCCTTGACGTGGTTGGCCGAGCTGAAGGACGTGAAATACCTTTGGAAATCAGTAGCTGATAAGCTACTTGCTTTAAAGGCCCCTAAAGGGCTTGCAAAGATACCAAAGGCTTGGCTCAAGAAACCCCTTAAGGGGCCCAAGAGCTTATCGTCTGAATGGCTTTCTTACCGTTATGGGTGGCGTCAGATTGCTTTAGACTTTAACAGTCTACAGGCAGCCTTGGCGCTTCTCAAGGATAAGAGAGCACGACACTCGGAGAGGACCGGCGATAGCTGGTCCAACACAACCTTTGACTCTGGTGTTATCACATGGGTGTGGTTCGACTATTATTGGTATAAGTCAACTACTACCAAAGTGAGCGCCAGGGGATCTGTGACTGCCGATTTTGAGATACCGGCGTTTCAATTCAATCCGTTGCAGACTGGGTGGGAAGTAATTCCACTTAGTTTCGTGATAGATTGGTTTGTGAACGTTGGGAAGACTCTTTCGGCAATTTCCTTTCTCGTCCAAGGTAAAACATACGCTTCCTCTTACGGCACAAGGGTCAGTATCGATCGCACCTATGAACATCTTATTGGTACGAAACATGCTGGTTACCAAAGTGGCGAGGAGAGGGAGTTTGTGCAAAACCACGGCGAGCTTGAGATACGGAAGCCTTGCTCAATACCATACCTTCCGCATTTTGCCTTGAACATGAACACGACAAAGATTGTAGATCTCATCGGGCTCATCGTCCAGAGGCTCAAATAGGAGATACAGTTATGGCAGGAATGACATCTGTCCTCACTGAGTTTGCCACACAGGGAAACTCGCGCACGTCAACTCTCGTTGGGCATACGGCTTTGAAGCCGAAGCTCGTCATTGAGAAGCGGCGTGTCCCGGAAGGGAATCAGTCTACGGCGGAGTATAGTGGTAAAATCATTATTGCCACTGATGATGCCGCGGACTTGGTTCTCCCTCAAAAAGTCTCGATCGAGGTTATCGTCAGGTATCCGTTGCTCGGACAGAGCTCGGATATAGCCGCTGCGCTTGCTTTCCTCCGTGATATTGTTGCGGGGGATGAGTTTGCGAACAGCGTGACGACTCAAGAGTGGCTGTAATGGAGACCTATGATAGTTGGGGCACGGTGGTATTATCAGCGCTTGATTTTATAAAGGCGCTGGTGATTTCCATCCTGTCCTTTCTACACAGTCTTGTGGCTATGTAAAAGCCGCACAGCTTCACTTAACCTTAATCAGGAGGATTCCGCAATGGAACCACTTAATGCAATCTATGACATATGTCAAAGTTACATTAGAGACAATCGCAGCAGTGTTGATGATGTACTCGCGTCAAAGGTTGACGGTTTTCGTCGTGCCCGAGACGTTGGTGCACTCTCAACATGCTCCCTTCATTTTGACTGGCTTAGTCATTCAGTTGATGATTGGAGATTCCTTCGACAAATAGAAGCGTTTTTTAAGAAGAACGCCCTGTTTGCTGATAAGACGAAGTGTCGTGATGCTGCACTCAGCTCCTTTATTGCGAGCGAAGAGCAGTGTTCGAACACCAATCGTCGATTGCGCGGATTCATCACTCGAGAGGTTGATTTAGACCTTAAAAGTGGTGAGTACATCCTTGCAATGCAGCGCTATATTATTAGCGTCTTAGGACCCTTTGATCACTTCCTAGAAGACTTACCGTCTCTTGTGAAGGTGACTCCGGGAGCTACCGCACAGACCCCGCGGGTGGGAAGTCTTCCGCAATTAAAAATGCGTCTCCGCCTTTATTGTACAAATGAGGCGAAGAAGTACCTCACTCCTCTCTTCCGCTATTTTGGATTTGAGAAGTTCGTACTAAAGACAACTTATTCCAACAGGGTTGAGCTTGTTCCGAAGAACTGGAAGACAGACCGAACGATCGCTTGTGAGCCTGAGGGCAATTTGCCCCTTCAGCTCGCATTTGATACGTACGCCAAAAGAAAACTTAGGCGTTTTAATGTCGATTTGTCAGACCAGTCTGCAAACAAGAAGAAGGCCAGACACGCGTCGGTCCACGATGACTATGTTACTGTGGACTTTCAGTCGGCATCTGACACGATTAGTTATAACACAGTTAGGTGGTTATTTCCACCTGACTGGTTTGACTATCTGTCTAGTGTCCGATCTCCCTTTTATAGGGGCGCGTTTGGTACTGGGAGGTATGCAAAGTTCTCCAGTATGGGGAATGGAACTACCTTCTGCATTGAAACTCTCTTGTTTGCTGCCGTTTGTCATGCCGTTGGCTCTCGCAGCTTCCTCGTCTATGGTGACGATGTCATCGTGGAAAGGAAATACTACGAAGAGTTTGTGGCGTTGGCAAAATTCCTCGGTTTTACCGTGAATTTAGACAAGTCTTTCGCTAGCGGCCCCTTTAGGGAGTCGTGTGGCGGAGACTACTTTCACGGCGTCGATGTGACACCAGTGTACATCAGGAACATTGACCGGCGAAAAGCCAGCCTTTGTCACTTGGTTAACTCACTAGGTGCCTTAACTTTCCCGGGTAGTGAGCTCGGCGGTTTCCTTCAGGTGATAGCGAAGGATAATGCCTTGCCCGCAGTCCCGTATACGGAAAGTACCTTATCGGGTGTCTGGATAGATCCCCGTGAGGCGCGACGAAGAGGAATTCTGAAAAGGAAAATACTCCGCAAGGGCGGCCCACGACTACATTACTTCCGCGCTTATGTTCCTAAATATTTGCGCAGGAGTTTTGTTGATTCGCGGGGTTACTACCTTTGGTTCCTTTATAGGAACGCGCAAGCGTTCTTTGGAGGTCCTTGGGCAGTATCGTCCGAACAAAGGTACGATCCTACTCAGACGTCATCGGTGCCCATCTTTCAGCACATGTATGTGCGCAAGTGGGTGAGCTGGTTTCCACCAGCCCAGGCAATGCCCGACCACTTAATGTGGTTGGAAAACTAGAGGGGCCGGTCCTTAACACCAGCGG